ATTGATGTCAATCGTATCTATGCTGACAAGCTAGGGGTCAATCCTTCTACTGCTATCACCTGTGTCAAACCTTCAGGTACTGTGTCACAGCTAGTAGATAGTGCATCAGGTATTCACGCAAGGCATAGCGAGTACTACATTCGTACTGTACGTGGGGATAACAAAGACCCACTGACACAGTTTATGAAGGACAGTGGTATCCCTGCTGAACCATGTGTGATGAAGCCAGACTCTACTACAGTGTTCAGCTTCCCTACTAAGTCACCAACTGGTGCTGTTACTCGCAACGACATGACTGCACTACAGCAGCTAGAGTTGTGGAAGAACTACGCACTCCACTGGTGTGAACACAAACCATCAGTGACTATCACAGTCAAGGATGCAGAGTGGATGGCAGTAGGTGCGTGGGTCTATGAGAACTTTGACATCTGCTCTGGTATCTCATTCTTACCTCATAGTGACCACACATATGCACAAGCTCCTTATCAGGATGTGGACAAAGAAACCTATGAAGAACTCAAGAAACAGATGCCTTCTAAGATTGATTGGTCAGCCTTGTCTGCGTATGAAAAAGTGGATACTACATCAGGTAGCCAGACACTAGCGTGTACTGCTGGAGCCTGTGAATTGGTGGACATCTAGTCTAAACTGTACCTATTAGCGAAAGTTGAACAAAATTATGAATGTACTTGGCTATTCACTAGGTATTACTACGGCTTTACTCAATAGACTACAGGAACTTTATCCTAATAAACTTCCAAATGAACAAGTAACCTCTGAGGAACTAGCGTTTCTCAGGGGCCAACAGTCAGTAGTAAATAAATTAAATGAACTATACAACGAAGATTATGAGGATTAAAACATGGGTGGACTATTCGGGCCAAAGCCCCCTAAACCAATGCCAGCACCTGCGCGTCCAGTCACAGCAGTTGCTAAAACACCAGACATTGAGCTAGAAGATGACGAAGTAATGACTGCAGCACAGCGTAAAAAGAAGGGCAAGAAAGCCCTACGCACTGACATGATCCTAGATACAGGAACACAGACAGGTTCAACTGCTGCAGGTCTACAGATTCCAAAGGTGTAGTGAGATGGGTGCAGTAAAGAAACCAGTTAAGAAAGTTACAAAGGCTGTTAAGAAACAAGTTAAGAAAGCTACCAAGTTTGTTGACAAGAAGGTTGTGGAGCCACTAGAGCGTCCTGTAAAGAAAGTTATCAAAGCTGTAGATAAAGCAGTTACTGAACCTATCGAAAAAGTAATTAAGAAGGTAGGCACTGAAGTAAAAGATACTGTAGCAGGAACTGATAAAACAGATCGTACTCCTCCTCCTCCTGCTGCTCAGACAGCTAGCGCACGTACTGCTAAAGAAAGACAGCAATCAGAAGAACCAGAAGCAACTGTTGAAACCACTCAGACAAAGATGAGAACTCGCCGTAAAGGTAAGAAAGCTCTTGTTGTTGCTGGTGGTGGTGCTACTAATGTAGGTGGTGGCGGTGCTACTGGCTTGAATATTCCGAAGGGATAATGATATGGGATTTTTCAAAAAAATTAGAAGGGCTGTTAAAAAAACTTATAAAAAAGTTGACAGCTTTGTAGAAAAGAAGGTTGAACGTCCTGTAAAGAAGATTGTTAAAAAGATTGCTACTGAAGTTGAAGATACTGTAACAGGTAAGGACAAGTATACTAGGCGTGGAGATACAGGTGGGGCAAGGACTGCTGCAAGTAAGGCAGCACCTCGACAACAAACAGAAGAACCAGAAGCTTATGTTGAAGAAGGTTCCTTAAAAATAAAAAAGGCTCGTAAAGGCAAAAGACAATTGCGAGTTGAACCACAGGCTGGCTTGAAGATTGAAGGTCAGGGTGGACTTAACGTGCCAAAAGGATAATGATATGGGACTAGCAACATGGAATACAGGTGCAGTTAAAAAACTCACAGGTAGAGAGAATAAGCCAGAACCTACTCTTGCTATTGAAGACCCTGAGATGCAAGCAGAAGAAGATGAAATGATTGCTCTCAATAAGAAACGCAAGAACCAATTAGCAATCCCACCATATACAGGTATTACTACCTAAAGGATTAAGTAATGGAATTAGAAGTAGGTACAGTAGCTAAACGCTACAGCCAACTGGAAGGTGAGCGAGATACCTTTCTTGAACGAGGGCGAGAAGCAGCTAGACTAACTATCCCTACTCTTCTGCCAGAAGAAGGGCATAGCTCTTCATCAATTTACTCTACACCATATCAAGGTGTTGGTGCTAGAGGTGTAAACAATCTCGCATCTAAACTATTGATGGCTTTGTTGCCACCTAACACACCCTTCTTTCGCCTGACTATTGACGACTTTGATCTGCAAACTATTGCAGGTGACAATCGTGGTCAGGTAGAGGAAGGTCTTTCACGTATTGAACGTGCTGCTATGCAGGAGATTGAGAGCAAAGCTATTCGTGTACCAGTCTTTGAGGCACTAAAGCTGCTTATTGTTACTGGTAATGCTCTACTCTACAAGGAACCTAAGGGACAGATGCGTGTGTATCGCCCTGATCGTTATGTAACTAAGCGTGATCCTATGGGTAACGTGTTGGAGATCATCACCAAAGAGTCAGTAGCTGGTCTTAACTTGCCAGATAATGTCAAGCAAGAGATTGCTGCTAGTGATGCACCAATGAAGAACCACAACCTTTATACACGTACAATCCGTACAGAAAAAGGTTGGGAAACAGTACAAGAAGTATCTGGCATTGAGATCGAAGGTTCACGCGGCGTATTTAAAGAAGACCGTAACCCATTCATTCCACTACGGTTTATCCGTATTGACGGTGAGGATTATGGGCGTGGTTTCATTGAGGAATACTTAGGAGACTTGCGTAGTCTTGAAGCACTCACTCAAGCTATTGTCGAAGGTAGTGCAGCATCAGCTAAAGTATTATTCTTGGTGCGTCCTAACGGCACAACTAAAACTAACCAACTAGCTAAAGCACCTAATGGTGCGTTTATTAGTGGTGATGTTAATGATGTCTCTGCCATGCAGGTACAGAAATCTGGGGATTTCCGTGTTGCATTAGAGACTATGCGTATGATTAACGACAGACTGGCTGCGGCCTTCCTGCTTAACAGTGCAGTACAACGTAGTGCTGAACGTGTAACAGCAGAGGAAGTTCGTTACATGGCGCAGGAACTAGAGACTGCTCTAGGCGGTGTGTACTCAGTACTCTCTCAAGAGTTCCAGACACCTATGATTAACCTACTGCTTATGTCCCTACAGCAACAAGGCAAGATGCCTAAGATGCCTAAGGAAAGCGTAAAGCCTATGGTTGTCACAGGTATTGAAGCTCTAGGGCGTGGTCAAGACCTCAATAAACTGGCTACATTCTTACAATATCTTCAGCCACTTGGCCCAGAAGTTATTGCTAATGAGATGAACCTAAATGATTACATCGACAGACTGGCTGCATCACTTGGTATTGATACCTCTGGACTCATTAAGTCAGCAGAGCAAAAAGAACAAGAACAGATGATGCAACAGCAAATGCAACAAGAACAGATGGAAGCTCAAATGGCTATGCAGATGGCGCAGAACGCTGCACCACAATTAGCTAAAGGGGCTATGGAACAACCAACGGAGTAACACATGGCAGATGCCGTAAATACTTATCAAGAAGAAGCACCTGAGTCACAAGAGCATATTGATGCTATGTTGGCTAAAGTAGAAGGTAGTCAGCAAGACCCTGAACGTCCTGAGTGGCTACCTCAGAAATTTAATTCAGTAGAGGATATGGCTAAAGCCTATTCTGCTCTTGAATCAAAACTGGGGCAATCAACTAACGAAGAAACTGAGTACGAACAAGACGAAGCAGAACTGGAAGAAGTTATTAATCAGTCAGCTAGCGAAGTTTCTGAGTTACTTGATGAGAGAGGCTTGGACTTTGATGTATTCCAAGAGGAGTATGCAGAGACAGGCACTCTCTCAGCAGAAGCCTACCAAGCTCTAGAAGAGGCAGGTTTCTCACAATCTATGGTTGATACATGGATTGAAGGACAAGACGCTATTGCTCGTCAAATGACCACAGAGATGAAATCAATCGTAGGTGGTGATGAGCAGTATAATAATCTTGTAATGTGGGCAGCAGAAAATCTACCCCCAGAGGAGATTGATGCCTTCAATGCAACAATGGATACACAAGACCCTAATCTTATTAGGTTCGCTGTGCAAGGTCTAAACGCACGGTATCGTTCTAATGCAGAACCATCGTTCCTACAGGGAGCCACTGGTGCTGTATCAGGTGGGAAGTTTAATAGCAATGCTGAATTAACAGAAGCTATGCGTGACCCCAGATACGCGAAAGACCCTGCCTACAGGCAAGCAGTCTCTGATAAGTTGGCTCGTTCTAGCCTGTTCTAAATTGTTGCATGGGGTTGGGGGGTTGTATAAGAATCCCCCTTCCTTCTAGTTACATTACGGTGTGCCTAGAAGGGATCATATCCCTAACACGAAGCTAACATAACAAACGATTACCCCTGACCCCTTGCGAGGGACAATCTTGGAGAAAGGATGTAGTGTAATGCAGAGTGTACTACAACTCAACATTATACTCACTAAGGAGTAATTACAAATGGCACAAGCTGCTTCAAATCCGGCCTATAGCGTAAGCTTTCAGGGCCAGAATAACCTATCAGGTGACGTACGTGACCTGTTTCTAAAGCTGTATGCTGGCGAAGTCCTCACAGCTTTTGAAGAAAAGAAAGTCCTCATGGACAAGGTGCGTACTCGCACAATCTCAAAAGGTAAGTCTGCTTCATTCCCAATGACAGGCCGTGCAACTGCTGAGTACTTGACCCCCGGAAACGAGATCACTGGTGGAGCAATCCGCGCTGGTGAGCGTATCGTTACCATTGATGACTTGCTCATCTCAGCACAGTTCATTGCTAACATTGACGAAGCAATCAACCACTACGATGTACGTTCAATCTACTCAAAGGAAGCTGGTATTGCACTAGCTAACGAAGCAGATCGGAACGTAGCTCGTATGCTGACTAAAGCTGCACTGGCAACTAACGCCACACGTGCTGCTGGTCTGATCCAAGACTACAAAGCCTTCACTGAAGAAGACTTCACATCTAACGTAACTATCGGTACAGCTACTGCTGACTCTTTGGACGCTGCTAAGATTGCTAAATCTATCTTTGACGCTAAGAAAGAGATGGAAGTAAAGAACGTACCTACAGATGGTGCTGTTGTTGTGCTTCCACCGGATCAGTACTACGCATTGCTTGACGTTACTGACGGTAACAAGCTTGTCTACATGAACAAAGACTTTGGTGGTAATGGTTCAATTGCTGCAGGTTCAGTACCTTCAATTGCTGGTATGCCTGTCATCATGTCAAACCACGCTAAAGTTGCGAACCTGTATCAGAACTTCACAACTGGTGATCCAGCAGAAGGTCAGACATCTGACAACCAGCCACTCGCAAACACTGCAGGTTCAGGCCGTACTGCACAGTACGATCTGCCAACTGCTGCGCTTGATGGTGCTGACATGGTTGCAGTCGCTTCCAAGTTCCGTGGTTTCGTATTCACACCAGACGCTGTTGCTACTGTCAAGTTGCTTGACTTGGGCATGGAGTCTGAGTACCAGATCAATCGTCAAGGCACACTCATGGTTGCTAAGTACGCAATGGGACACAACGTCCTGCGTCCAGCAGCCTGTATTGCTTTGCAGGAAGTCTAATATTAGAGGGGGGTGGCTACGGCTGCTCCCCTTTTTTACTTGGAGAATGATATGCCAGAAGTTGCAGGTAAGAAGTATAAGTACACTAAGGAAGGTATTGCCAAAGCTAAAGCTGCTTCTAAGAAGACAGGTAAAAAGATGTCCTTTGGTGGTATGCCACAGAAGCAGGTAGCTGCGATCATGGCTAAGTATGGAAAGAAAAAGTAATGGCTATTGATTACCGTGGAGAAAAGTTTGCTGGCTATAATAAACCTAAACGCACACCAAAACACAAAACTAAGTCTCATGCGGTATTAGCCAAAGAAGGCTTAAAGATTAAGCTTATTCGGTTTGGTCAACAAGGTGTAAAGGGTGCAGGTAAAAACCCAACATCAGCTAAAGATAAGGCACGTAAGCGCAGTTACTATGCTAGGCACAATGCTCAAGGCAAGCCTAAGTCTAAACTAAGTGCGAAATACTGGTCACATAAAGTTAAATGGTAAGGAGCTATTATGGCTGGAACAAGTAAACTAGATGCAGTCAACACAATGCTATCTTCCATTGGTGAAGCACCAGTGAGTAGCTTATCCTCAGGTCTTATTGAAGCTGAGATTGCGGAGACTATTCTAGACACAGTAGACAGAGAAGTGCAGTCAATGGGCTGGAACTTCAACACAGAATTAAAAAAGATTTTTGCACAGGATGTTTCAGGGCAGATATTACTGCCAGCAGATATCCTACGTGCTGATGCCACCTATCAAGCCAATAGTAAAGACTTGGTACAGCGTGGTTTAAAAATGTATGATAAGAAGAACCACACATTTGTTATCGGTGCAGCCACAGAGTTAGACGTTGTAGTACAGTTGGTATTCGATGATCTACCTGAGGTAGCTAAAAGATACATTGTGTTACGTGCTACACGCATCTTCCAAGATCGCGTAGTTGGTTCTGGAACTCTGCATGATTTCCAACAAGGTGATGAGCAAGCTGCTCTCATGTTGTTAAGAGAATTTGACACAGATGTGGAAGACCATAATATCTTTGATAGCTATGATGTCTTCCGTGTAATTGACAGACAGGGACGGAGAACACTCTAATGGCACTTATCAGTCAATCCATTCCTAACCTAATTAATGGAGTATCACAGCAGCCGCCTTCTTTACGCTTGGCTACTCAAGCAGAGGTACAGGAAAACGGATTGTCTAGTGTTGTTTCAGG